ATGATTTTAAATTTAACTTTCGCATTTCTTGTTCAATTTCTTTGGAATCAAGATTAAGCGAAATCATTAAGGCGACAATTGCCCCAACTGACGTACCTCCGACACGCTTCACTTGTTTTAAGACGCTTGTTTCTTCTAACGCTTTAATTGCCCCACTATATGCAATTCCTTTTACGCCACCACCTTCAAACACAATATTCGTTATCACGTTTTATCGCCACCTTTTGTTTGCGTATTGGGTTGTAGACTTTGTTGTGCTTGCATTTCTCTAATCTTGCCATCTGCTGACGCTTGCATTGTTTGATGTTCCATTGCACGTTGCATATATAATTCCTCTTGAAATTGTTGTTCTTTAATTCTTGCTAATTCGACTTGGTGCATTTGTAAATGCAATGTCATCATTTGATTAGCCATTAATCCGTAAGGCGTTTTTAATAATTCTTCGTATTCTGCCGATAACATCAAACGTTGGTGTTCTTGTATATGCAAGTCGTGGTCGTCAAACTCTTTTATTTCTGGAATAACTAACTCTTTTGTGATTTGATAATTCTCACGTCTTGCTCGTGAACGGTGACGTTCAATATCTTCAACAATAGAACTTTCCCAATTTCCGAACTCAAGCATTTGTAATATCTTTTGACGTGTTTCAGTCGTAAATGGGTTTTGTTCTTCTTTGTGAAATATTCCTGTGTTGATTAAGTCGAATACCATTTGTCTGCGTTGTGCTGGAGTTTCTGCTAATGCTGACGCATTTTCTATGATGATGTCGTCTGATTTTAAATCACTTGCTAACCATTCTTTTATCTCAATCCTTAAATCGTTTCCTACGTTTTTTAGTAAACGTGGCTCTTGCACAAATTGGCGATATAACCGTAACCACAATTTAATCATCTGCGTTGTTGCCACAGATATTCTCATAGCAGTCATGCCGATTCGGCTGTCGTCTTGCTCGTTTGCAATAGATAAAGCAACTCCACTGCTTACGCCACTTGGTGCGTCTGAAAAACGTGCCAATTCCGATACGCCAGATACACTTGTAAACTCTTGCATAAGATTACTTAATTCATTTTCAAAACTTGACGGCAAATTAGGAAACGTAACTGGCTCTGGTCGTTGTCCGTTTATTGCCGTATAACGAATAACTTCTGCTGGTGCGTTTGATAACACCATCTCGTCATCTACACTACCAATTGGCTCATACCATTGACCAATTGCAACAAGGTTTAAGTATTCTGCTTTACGGTTTCTTAATGCGTTATAGCGTCTTTGAATGGGTATACACCGTTCAACTACACTTTTCCCCCAGAAACAGCCTGTTGAATAGATTGAAACAATTTTAACGAACGGAAAATCAAATTCACCATCATTGCCGATTTTGTAAGGTAATGTACCCACGTATAACGTTTTTTTATTAGCGACAACAATGTATCTTCCTTGTGGATAACGTCTGCAAGGTCTTTCATAATACTCTTTAACGATTGCATAGTTTTTAACTTGGTTTGGTTGATACTTTTTCATAGATTGAAGATTTCCTAAACCACCTGTTGATGAACGGTGAAAAGAAGATATTTCAACATCTTCTGGCTCAACTTTGACGTTCCACGTTTCAAAGATTTCGTCAATGTGATACGCTTTTGCGTGAATGACTGAACGGCAATCCGATAAATCAGAATGATAGCTTGAATCTGGATAAAATTCAAAAGGGGCAACAATAACAGTTTGTATATCTCCTTCTTTTAAGGTAACGCTTTCCATGTTCTCGCCTGTGATGTCTGCATACTGGCTCGTATCAATCTTATCTTTTGTTTCGTTGCGATAATCTTCTTCTTCTTTGGTTAATAAGTCATTACCTTCTGCGATTATTCTGCCTTTGTTGTTATCCCATATTGTTTTAACAAGGACTGTTCCAGTGGTTTCTAGCCACGAAATCATATCTTGATAAAGCTTGTTCATGTCTTGGTCATTCCAAGCGTTATTAATCACAATGTTAGACACTTTCGCTTTGGCTATATCGTCATCACTTTGCGAGTTTGGTCTAACCTTTGGAATGGGTCTTTGTCGCGTTAAACGTGACACTCTTGTTTCGAGAATGGTCGCTAATTGATTAAACACTTCTCGCTCTTGATACCAATACAATTTAGGAATTTCTTCAAGAGAATTGGTTACTGTGTTGATGTCCATGTATTGATTACCATTAACAAATTCATTATTTAATCGCCATTGATTTTCAAACGCTTTACGTTCATTTACTCTACGGTTAAACTCTGCATTGACAAATGACGCAATATCTTCGCTAAACTGAATTTCCACGTTCTAACCCCTTTCGTTCAGCTTCTGCTTTTATTTAATGCTTCGAGTATCTTGTTATATCTTAACTTGATACCCTTTGTAATTAGATTATCTGATTCAAGTGTTTTAATCGCTTCATATCGTTTTTCTAATTGTGACAAGACAAAGAACAGCCTAAATTCAAAATACAAGATAACAAAAATAAACAAAATGATTGTTATGATTGTCATTTCTTACCCTCTTTCTTTGTTTGTAAAGGCTCTTTTTTGGGTCTGCCCATTTGTTTAGACTTCGTTTCTTTTAATGCGTCATTTGTAGTTGTTGGTAAATTGATTTCATTTGTGATTTCCGTTACAATCGGACTTGTTTCTTCTTCCGTTTCATATTCTTCAAAGATTTGGTCTACTAAATTATCAATGCAACTTTGACAATAACAATTTGCCCCAATTAAGCTATAAATGTCACCACCAATGTAATGATTCCCCCAATTTGAACACGTATGGTTAGAACAAGGGGCAACCGTACCATATTGGAACAATTTTAAACTTCTTCTCATACAATTCTTCTCCCATCTTTTCGTGACGACACTTTCTTTTTGTGTTTTTGGATAAAGGTTAAGTCTTTTTTCTTCTCTTTAGACTTTTGTGGTCTTGACATAAAAAAGTATCTGCAACTTTCTAATGCGTGGTCGTCACTGTCGTCACTAATATCTTCAAGCTTATTTTTATGAAATTGTTGCATTGGAATTGTGCGAATAAGGTTTTTGCAACTATTAAAAATTTGCCAATACGGTTTATCGTCTGGTGCGTTCGCCATTACTTCACGTATACGTTGCCAACCTAATACACGTTGATTGTCTGCTTTGATAAATGGTATTCCTAGACGAGCAAAGGTATCTGCTATACTTTCGCCCATTGAATCATTCCCACGCTTTGCCCACATATCTGGACTACCGATATGGTATTCGATTTTTTCATCTTTACTGTTATCAAGAATTAACCTTGCTAAGTCTTTTACAAGCGTTTTATTGACGTAGATTTCTTTATACGTGTAATATCTGCCATCTTCATCAGAAGTGTGCCAATAAATTGCACAAGGGTCATTGTATCCAAAATCAATTGATACCCAGCGTTTCCAATGACTAGGTATTTCAAAATCATCTACCACGTGCGTTTGACGTTTCCATTCTGAAAAGAATTGACCCTCGAATATATCCCAATCCCCATATAAAAACGCTCTGCGTTGCATTTCTGGTAAATTTTCAAGGGTAATCACATACTCTGGGTTATTTTCCATTAATATTTTGTTGTCATAGACTGTGGCTGGAATAAACGTGTAATCTTCTGGCTTTTCTTTGTTTTGATAATCTCGGTCAATGAATAAGCGTTTAAACCAATTGTGACCCACGCCACTTGGGTTAGCCGTATAATATGCTCTTGGTTTAAAGTCTGAACGTGTTGAACGGTTACACGTTAAAATAAAGTCCTTCATAAATTCCGTAAAATGCGTTGCTTCTTCAAAGCCAACCACATCATATTCTTGTCCTTGATATTGATAAACGTCTGTTTCTGTGTCGCAATATCCAAGTTTAATACGACTTCCGTTTGTAAATTCAAAAGCGTTTTCGTGTTTATGATAACGTGCAACACCAGTCAAATATTTTAATAACGGTAAGACGTGGTTTTCTCGTAACTCTGGCATTGTTCTGCGTAACAACAATATTTTTAAATCTTTATAATTCAAAGCAAGGATAACGAATAATGTTCGCATTGCCCACGATTTACCACCACCTCTTGCGCCACCGTAACCAATATGACGTGTTTTTGCTTTAAAAAACTCCAATTGTCTTTCATTTGGTTTTTCGATAACCATTCTAGTCATCTTATCCCACCACTTTAACAAGGTTTTCTTCGCACAACTTATATAGCTTTTTAGTGAGTTCATTGACATATTTTTTATTTATTCTTTTCACGTGGATTGTTTTTTTGGTTTGAATTACTTTTGTTTTCCTTGTTTTTAATTCTTGTTCTGAAACCATCTCTAAAATACACTCTTTTTCTATTTCAGAAATATCTTTTAATTCTTC